GGTCACGGGGTAGGTTGAACAACGCCTCAAGGTTTTTGTTGGTTGGAAGGGACATAGCATATTTAATGAGTTAATTTGCATGATTCAAAGTCTTTGCGATGTTGCAGAGAATATTTGACCTTAGCCCATGAGATGTTTAATCGTTTAGAAATTTGTAGATTGTTTAGCCCAGCATCGTGCAAAGAAATAATCTGTAATGCAATGGTTAAATTTTTTTGTATGTAAGTATTCAGAGTAGATTGACGCTTTGAATTGGTCCAAGATTTACCTTTTCTTGCGTTTGCTGCTTTAAGACAATTATCTAATCTAGTTTGGATTGCTTTTTTAGTCCAAGTTTTAGATTTTTGATATTGTTTAATTTTTTCTTTAGTCGATGATAACATTTTACCAGAGCCGCCATCCCCGGTTTCTGGTTTTAAATTAGCCCATGCATCATCAACAACAACATTCCATAAGTCACTGTAATACTGTCCCCAATATTTTACGTCGTTATTAGTTTGGCATTCTTTAAGAATTTCAGTGGTTACATCATTTCCGTGTTTTGATAGATGACGGCACCAGTATATGCCAGATCCTTTGTACTTGTATGGATTTTGTATTGTTTTGCCCAGGTATTTTAACCCAGTTTTGTTATGTGTTTTCACATAGAGATAAGTAGGCATGCTGATTGCTCCTTCCAAGCATTAGAGTAGTTGGATATTCCCGTATCGCGAACTACACCTTTATTTACCGCCGTTCCTGAACAAATCCGATTCGGTGATAACGCGAAACACCAGCCCATTTCGTGCGCACCACTTCTGAGCGGCAGCCCACTTGGCGTAGTTCACTGCCACAATAGCACGGTCACGGGAAGATTGTTTAGATTCAATTACACTTTGTTTTTTTGGTTTGATCTCGATTACTTCTGCGCACATCCGGTCATCACGGGTACGGTATGTGATAAGGAAATCTGGAATGTATATTGTCATCTTGCCCGACAGCGGGTTAAGATACGGAATACTGATTGATTCACTGGCCCATTGCAGGATATGATCGTTGTTGTCGCAAAAGGTCATAAAGCTGTGTTCCCAGCCTGATCGATACCTGGGTTCACGCTTGCCTACATATTTTGCTCGATTGGTGACCTTGTACACCCCTTGCGCAAACTTGCTCATAGCAGTACGTTACGGGCGGCCCAGTAGTTCGGGGTAATGGCACTATTAAGTCCCAGTAATGTTGCTGGACTACGTATGCCATTAAGATAATACACCATGGTATTTGACAACTGAATTTCTGTCTGAGTGCCCGGCGACTGCCCGCCCACTTGAGCCAACAGCGACAATACCGGTACTTTGGTTTGTTCGGCAATTCTAAACAAGCTTACTGTAAAACTTCTAGCAATCTGTTTGTCTGTGCACACAGATTCAAAGTAGCTGTTGACCACATCATACGTGTTTGCATCAACATCTACCCCGAACTCATAAAAACTATCAAACACCCGTACACTTAGGTCAATGTTTTGATTGGCTATATTGATTGAAGATTCCATACTTTAACCCCCGGGATTAAAGGCTGCAGGACCACCGGTGGCAGGACTTGCAGGACCACCTGCGCCAGGCGCTGGCCTGGGGAAATTAAAAGTACTACGGGCTTGCCCAGGAAGTGTTTGTCGTAGCTGTCCAATTGCACCGCCTACAATTCCCCCGACATCAGATGCAACAATAGAAGCAAGATTTTTGCCTTTAAAGGTATTGTATAATGTGCCGGCGTTTTGTACCGCACCTAAAATATTACTTAGGCCTCCTCTGCCTTGTGTCACTGCTTGCAAATCTCCCATAATACCTATTCCTGTGTCCAATAGTCCACCCTGTCCAATGACACTGGCAATGCCGCCCGGTCTCGTCAATGGGCTTGATCGTTGATCATACGCATTAGGATCAGCAAATCCAACAACGTTGGTGTCCGGTCTAACTGATCCAATTGCGCCCGAGTAGTACTTAACAGTTTCGTACTGGATGGTCATTTTGTTTTCCATGACCCCGGCATCCTGAGAGTAATCGTACTGATCATGACTCCATTGGGATATTACTGGATTAATCAACACATAGCGAACAAACTTGTGTTGGTTGAATCCGTAGATGCTAATGTCACGGAAAAAACTCGGCTTGCCGTTAGCCGAACCGGTACCATCGCTGTAGCTTTCGCCAACATAACCCCAATCGGATACTGCCCGAGTCTTGTCATAGATATCACGGCCATTGTACCTGAACCCCATTGGTTGGGTTTGCATCGGACCCGATGTTCCAGCAGTGGTAGCTATTCCATCATAGGGCTGCGTTGGGTCTTTGTAGTAATAAGAATAATAGTTATACCACAAGGTACGAATCAAATCGTTACCATCGTCATGGAATGCCACACTGATGGGATCGTAATTGATCTTTTTCTGTATTACTCGTTTACGATTGTATTGATTGAGAATCTCAGTGTCAATTGTAAACTTCGGTAAGTCGATGTTTTTAACCAACAGTCCAATAGTGGAGTTTTCACCCGAACTAAAGGCATTTCTTAACATAGGTATACCTACCGTTTCAAGGGTAAAGTATACGTGGAAAAGAAACTTGAGTCTAGGACTATTTGCATACCCGTTTGTTTGAAACGTTTTGCTGGCATGCGTATAGTCCCTGAGATAATCATTCCCAAAGAATCCGTTGAGGAAGTCCTGACCAAAGGCCATAAGTGATTATTACGTTGTAACGTTTGAAACACCAGTAACTACATCACCTGCTAGGCGACCGAGTGACGTACCAACACCACTTTGCACCGGTGCCTGTACAGCATTATCAAAGCGGATGCTCATGCTGATTGTAACCACTTCACTGCTGGCGTAGTTTAGGTCATTGTAGTTGACGTTTTGTAAGTAGCAACCGTACAGTTCCCAAGTTTCCAGCACAACAGGTTGATTGACACCGTTGCCACCGTCGAGCATTTCAAGTTTAGTAACAAACTTGTAGTCAATGCCCGAAGCAGCACTAGCTTGCTCCATGAAGTCCAGCTGTTTCTGCAACTGCTGACCCACCAGCTTGGTCACGTTACCCGAAGCATCATCACGCAAGTTAACAGTGACCATTTCCCAGGTATGTTTACCAGCAAGATATAGCTTGCTGTTGTAAATGTCAATTGTGATTTCTTCAAACGACACCGAAGGACGAGTAAAGTCGATAACTTGTTTAGTAAGCTCGGTGCGCGGTGTAGCAACCCCGAAGTTTTCAAACATCACCCGGAAGCGATATTTTAACTTGGGCATCAACAACCCTTGTGTTGATGCTGATTGGTCGCTTGCCAGCGGAACTGTCATTCTGGTAAGTGATGAAATAGCCATGTTATAAATCTCCTATAATATTATTTATGGCCAAACTGGCCAAAAAAAACGGGGCTCAAATGCCCCATTTTCGTGTATAGCGGCACCGCTAATAATGTTTTTTTAACATTATTAGCAGGTGTATCGGGCTTAACCTCCAGCAGATATCTCGCCGGTGTTCTTGATTCGCAACGGAATATAGATGAATTCAATTGCCTTGACTGGCTCAATTGCAATATCAACATACAATTCATTGCGGTCGATACGAGCCGGTGTGTTGTTAGATTCATCGCACACAACCAGGTAATCGTAAATACCACGCTTGGCAACCAGGTCCACCATCAAGCTTTGAATAGCATTGCTGATTTCATTACGTGTGATTTGGTCATTTGGCTCAAACACAAACGTCTTACCAATCTCATTCAGTCGACCACGTACAAACGCTACTAACCGTGCAACGTTGATACGGTCCAGAGCAGATGCCACAGCAGCTTCGGTCTTGTTACCATAATTGACAATACCAACACCCGGGATGAATGTGATTGGATTGATCTTGTTTTCGTACAGAATGTCACGAACACTTTGACCAGTTGCAATCGTTTGGAACTCGCCAGTCTGTGAGTTGATGTAACCAATCAGTCCAGCATTGTCAATCAGACCACGACGCACTCCAGCCGGAGCCAACCACGGATATGCCACTTCGTCACTACGTACAATTGTACGCAGCATCATGTGACTTGGAGGTTGAACAACTGGTGATCCGCCCAGATCTGTAGTTTGGCAGCTTGGATAGAACACTCCCAAGTACGGATCGCTAGTTGTGATACCGTCTTCGCCACCGTTGCCCAGACCACTAGCATTAGTTGCCCAGGTAACAAGTTCATTACCCGATGGGCCAAGACGCAGCGGAGTATCACCAATAATGAATGCAGTATTGCTACGCTCATTGTTGAGTGCAACCATGTTAATGATCAACTCTGGATACTGTGGGCAAGCAATCAAGTTAAATGCTGTCTGCTCTTCACGTAATACTTCTTGTGTGTCCAAACCACTCTTGAGTGCAGCAACTACAACATTACGCACAGCCTTGCGACCCATGTACGGGCTACCGTCATTCCGATTGCCGCTGATTGAAACCCAGGCATTTGTTTCCAGTACGGCCCAGTATGTTGTGTTAGTCGGAACATTCCCGGTGCTTGCTAAGATACAAACATAAATCACACCGTTGTACAGCACTTTGTTATTAACTGCATAGCTGGTTGTGGATGTGTACTGGTCGACTGAGAAGTCGTTGGCATTAAAATAGTTGCTTTGGAAATTCTTGACGTTGAATCCGCTGCGACGTGTGTTAAACAGTAACATACCTTCAGGATAAATGCTTACCACTGGTGCATCTAAGTCAAGATAGTTGCTGGTTAGCAAACTCACAATAGTAGGATAGTTGTCGCCAACTGGATCAGTTGTGCCATTTGGTGCCCAACGTGCATCAGCGAAAAGTACACCATTGCTGGTAGTCTGATCGGTGTTGTCAATAGTCACCCAACGATCTGCACCAGTCTGATTGTCCCAACGCTTGATAACTGGATATATTTCCAAGTTGCTGGTATCAATCCAAAGATCGCCATACACAATCGGAGTCTTATCACTTTGCTCAGTTGGCTCAGTAGGACTAACAATTGGACCATCTGGGTCTGTCACTGTCAGATTGAAACCACGTGTGTCATTGTCAACTGTGCGATATCCGACCCAGGCGCCATCATTCAGAATCATGATGTCAACTTGATTTGTAGCACTGTAATACCACTTACGACCATCAACTGGATCCACGCTAGGTGCTGCATCGCTAGCAGTGTAAACCAGGGCTGCAAAGTTTGAGAAGTACAATCCATCTCCATCTTTACTAGTCATCACGCCGTCAGCTGGTGCTGTAAATCCAGCATCTGCAATTGGTGTTCCGGTTGTGTCAACCACCAAAATCACACCACCTTGACTATGCACAAAATTAATTGTGCCAGTGCTGCTGATCACAGCTGACACATATGGCACGGCTGCAGCACTCACCGCAGCAGAGAAGTTTGCTGCGGTGCCAGTACCACCGATAGTGACTGTAACTGCGTTAGACAATGTTGCAGAACCAGCCGAGCTAGCCTGAAGTGTAAATGTCTCGCCAACAGTAAATGTTGGGTTAACGACTGTGCCCGACACAATTGTTTGGCCAGATGCATAAAATCTAAACGGCTCTATTGTAGCAGTTGGCATTTCAAGATTATTGACCAGCAGGGTAGTTGCATTTGATTCAGCCCAGAGAGTTTCAACTGGGATATTTGCGCCACCAGCTGATGGATCAAGTCCATAAATCATTGCTTCTGGAGTAAGATATACCGGAGTGTCAACCACAAAGAAATCTCCAAGCACGTCGTCGTATCTCTTAATTACTATCTTGGTGCCTAAGTTAGGTTCATTCAACTGGATGAACACAGATCCAGTTGGGCGTGGAGTTGTATCAGTGCTTCTCCAACGCGGAACTTGATAGCTGTATCCCTGCAGCAGTATCGGTGCAGAGTAAGTATCAGCAACAATGCCAAGCTGAGTTAACAATGCAGGGGTACTGGCTGTACTAATCACAACAAGGCCACCGGTGCCGCTAGACGCGTCGGCAGTAGCATCAGCGTCTGCATAAATTTGCAAGCGGTTGCTTGAATCGGCCTCGGCAGTAACACCCGAAATAGCTGCCGAGTTGATTGCACCGACCAAGGACGCTAGTGTATCGCCGCCCGGAACAGCAACTGATGTACCATTGATGATGATGACATCACCAGTGTTTAATACAGCGCCAGAGATTGATTCGGTGCCTTGAATTGTGGGCCACGATGCTTGCCAAGTATCTCTACCAACAAGAATCCACTCGTTAGCTACAGTTTTGTAATAAATTGGATTCTGAGTATTTGTGGTGTTAACTGCGTAATCACCAATACTACCAACGTCCGAGCTCGGAATAGGATTGCCCTGAGCTGTGTCAGTAATAACAATAGGTGTCTTGTTAGTGAATGCACCGGTAGTTTGGTTCCATTCGAAGATCCCCCATTGGGTCTGTAGTGTATCAAGCCAATAAGTTCCTGACGCAGGAGCACCAGTTGGGCGAACCAATGTTGCGGCCAGCTCAGTAAGATCAACGTTTGCACGTTGTACATAAGCACGATTGCTGATGCCCAAGACTGAGTGCGCGGCTAACAGGCCATATTCATTCAGCTCGTAGCCATTGATGGGAGTGCCGTCGGCAGTCTTGTAGAAGAACGGGTTGCCAAAAGTAGCAGCCAGGTCTCGTTGACTTGTGACTAAGTACAATTTATTGGCATTAACTTCGAGTGTACCTGCTGCTACCCCAACGCCAGAGCCAGAGACTTTATCCTGGGCTGTGGCAATTAAGATGTAAGGAACCGAATTGGTCGGCCCTTGCAGATAGTTGCTCTCGTCAATAACGGTTACTTCTACGCCTGGTGATGTTAGTGCCATATAAATTATCCTTCTAAATGGTTATACGGATATTTACCGGATAGTCGGAAATTCAACTGGTTACGGAAGCCTTAATCAAGGTCCGTTACGGTAAATATCAATATGCGTCCACTATGTAAAGCCTGCAACAAACATCTAGCAGCAATCAATGGGTACCATAATAGCAAAATCTATTACAGAAGCCGTTGCAGCCCTTGTATACGGCGAGGACGCCAACAAAAAGTGCCCAAGCCCAGATGGCAATCTGCAGGGTATAAGAAAAAACCCACATGCGATCGCTGTGGGTTTCGTGCTAGACATCATAGCCAGCTAATGGTATATCACACCGATGGTGATCTAAACAACTGCGAACTAATAAATCTTAAAACAGTGTGTCTCAATTGCATTGTTGAGATTACAAGACTAGAGCTTCCGTGGCGGGCAGGAGATCTTGAACTAGATCCTTGACTCGATTGTGTAACATGTCAAGTGACTCATTGTTATCAATAATTCGGTCAAACTTGGTTCCAGCCCAACTGTATTCACTAGCATGCACAGCCGGATAAAGCTGTGGCATCATACCTGGATTAGTAACAGCCAACTCAGCCCAGACAGGTGCTACTCCTCTCTTAACACAAACAACAACACCACCTGCTGCTTGTATAGCAGCAACTTCATTCGGGAATCGACAATCACTGATCACCGTGTTGTCTTTGATCTTACGAAGTTTGTTTTCAACACTAGCAGTCCAGATGTCTTGATGGAAGTGTCGACGAATTACTTCTGTTCCTAGATTCTGCATTGCCCATCGCGGGGTTAGATGCGGAATGCCAAGCCGGTCAGCCCACCAGGTATCTACTTGCTCTCTCCATGCACGACTACTGCTGGTTCGGCCCTCGAGCATGATTCGGTCCCATCCAAACACCGCAGCAAGTGTGTCTTTAAGCGAAGCTGCAAAGCTGTCTTGCCCGAAGCCATGCGAACTTACTAGATAATCCGCAATGGTATCTTTCCCAGATCCGATTAATCCGCATATCCCAATGATCACAACTGTTCCTTGTTTATAGTATAATCGTTAATGTATATGTGCACTAGCTTGGCGTTGGCATGAAATTTACCAATGTTGTCATTGTAGTACTGTTGCATGTCACCGATAGACAGGTTAGCAATCAATTGTTTTACACTCCTGATCATGTGCTTTGTTCGATATGCAAATCTTGATTCTGTTTGGTAGCTGTAATCAAATATGTCATGCGGGAACCAAAACCCCATCTGTTCTAACTCTCTTACTCCGTGCAGCGTCACTGGAATTACCACCATGTGATGTAAAAAAGCACGAAGAGTTTTTTCAGTCACACACGAATATCTATCATCTACCACAGTTTCTCTGACAACAGATGCAAAGCACGCAGTATCGGTTTGCCATTGAATTCCTTGATATCCAATGGGTTCATTCTTGATCCCTGGGGCAGGCGCATTTTGTTGCACCAGAGTCCCGGAAGGAGATACATGACGGTCAAACAATTCATTTGATCTATCTCGGCCTGATCAAGATAGTAATTGATGTTCTCACTGTAGGCTGTTACTGTGTCCTTGGACTCGAACTTTCCTAAATAATCTATGCTCCCAACTTTGCTTAGTTCAAGTAGCGTTAGTACCAAATACTGACGTTCAGGGGTTGCATAAGTTCCGCCGTAGTAACTAAACACTTGTTCAATCTTTTTAGAATTTGCAAACCAGTCTCGTTTGGGTAATTCAGTAATATTATCAAACCAACGTTCACGAAATCGATCTGCGTGTGTAAACAATTTTTCCTGAATTGAGAAAGATTGTTGTCCCATGACTGAACAATATTGTTTCCACCTTT